CCCGCGCAAAGGCTGGGCCGATCACCGGCGCGCGCATCGTCACCATGCCGAGCCAACCGGCACGACACCCGCCATGATCTACAATGGCGATGTGCCTGAGAAGGGCGACGTGCTGCAATTCGCAATGTCCAACGGCGTCACTTATTCCGGCACAGTGGCCGACGCTACCGAAGCATGTGGTGAAGTTCTGGTCGAGTTTACATCGGGTCTTGTCCCGGTCCTGAAATAGGCATCCCGCCTATCCACGCCCATGAAAGGAAAATATCATGGCACTTACTGAAGGCGTCGGCGGGTTTTTGTCCGTCTCGGCAGATACCCCAGCAACCTTTGACGCAGACGGATACTCCGCGCTGTCGTGGACCGAGGTGGGTGAAGCATCCGAAGTTCCTGAGTTTGGCGCGGCATATTCTGCGAACACGTTCACGCCGCTCAAGACTGGCATCGTGAAGAAATTCCACGGCGAACTGAACTACGGGTCAATCACTATCCCGCTTGGCTACGATTCTGACGACGCTGGCCAGATCATCTTGCGTGATTCGCTGGCATCCAAGGATGAAATCAGCTTCCGCGAAACCCGCAGCGACGGGACGGTCCGTTATATCATGGGCAAGGTCATGTCATTCCCGCGCGGCCAGTCGGTCGGGTCGGTCAACATGGCAAGCTGCAACATCGAGTTCACGCGCGCCGATGTGGAAGCCGCCGCGCCGTAATCCTGCACCTCCCGCAGGCTAGGGGGGTGAGGCGTGGTTAACCGCACCCCCCGAATTTAACCTAACCGAAGGATATAAACCATGGATTGTTTCGACTCAGTATCAGCGGCAGAGGCAGGCGCTTGGCTGCACCTGACCAACCTTCGCACAGACGCGCCAGCCTACGTCACAGGCAAGGACGGCACGCCAGACTTGTCCAAGCCTATGCGCATCAAATTGATCGGCATGGACGCGCCAGCGGCAAAAGCCAAGGAGCGCAAGCGCACAACCAGCATCCTGAAGCGGCGCGGCGGCAAGATGGACTTCGCCAAAATGACCGAGGCGCAACTTGGTGCGCTGGTCGACGAAGGTCAGGAGGGCATTGTTCAGGCTGCCGTTGATCAGACAATCGGCTGGGAAAACCTAAGCCTTGACGGCAAGCCTGTAGAGTTTTCGGAAGAAGCGGCGTTTGCGATCTATCGCAAATATCCGTCAATCTTGGACGAAGTGACTGAGTTCTTGAAGGACCGGGCCAATTTTTTCGCACAAGCCTAGAGGCGCTTTGTCTCTGGGCACGACAGCACGCTTGGTTATGCGCACAGCCAAAGGACATAAAGCAGACGCGGTGGAGTTTTTTGGAGCGGGCAAATGAAGAACCGGACTTTCCTGAACTTCCATTTCGTGCTTATCTTGCGGAATGGCTGATGGATGTCGGGCCGGTCATGCAGGGCGGGATGGGGTCGGTGGCCCTGTCCCATTTAGAAATTCAGGCGTGGGCCGCAAATGTAGGGCTGCGGTTTGAAGGCGACGAAGCGCAATGGCTGCAAAAAATGAGCGGGGTTTACGCCAGTGAATTGTTCGAGTCGAACGGCAAAAACACGCCGCAGCCGTTCAGGGAGTAATCCGCATGGATGACATGGCATCTGTTGGCCTGCAAGTTGACAGTCGGGGCGTGCGGAAGGCCAGCGGTGATCTGGATCGCTTTGCGCGCTCTGGTGATAAGGCCGGCAGGTCTGCAAAGCAAGCCACGGGTTCGTTTGGCGGCATGGCGCGCGGCGCAATCAGAATGGCCGCAGGTCTAGGCCTTGCTGTTTCGGCTGCTGCGGCTCTGGCCAGTGCGTTTCGCGGCACCCAGCAATATACTGTTATGACAAACTCACTGCGGGCAATAGGAATGTCCGGCACTGAGGCGGCGGCTGCGCTTGAACAGATTGGAGATATTGCAGCCCGGACCCGTGCGCCACTTGAAGCCACCGCGCAACTGTACCAGCGTATCAGTATTGCGGGCCGTGACCTTGGCGCGTCATCGTCTGACGTGCTGCGGTTTACCGAAAACGTTGGACTGGCACTTGCTCAAGTTGGCGGCGGCGGGGCTGCGGCATCGGGCGCACTGTTGCAGCTATCCCAAGCCATGAGCGGCGGCATTGTCCGGGCCGAGGAATTCAACAGCATCCTTGAGGGTGCATTCCCGATTGCGCAAGCGGCGGCGAATGCCATTGAAGGTGCTGCGGGATCTGTCGGTCAACTGCGCAATATGGTTATCGCGGGGGAAATTTCCAGCCGGGAATTCTTTGAAGCGGTTCTTTCGCAATCTGACGCGCTGGAAGATGCGTTTGCGAATACGATCCCCACAATATCAGGCGCGATGCAGGTTTTCCGCGATCAAATGACGCTTTCACTTGGGTCGCTCGATTCCATGGTTGGCGGTAGTGAATCGTTTGCGCGGACAATCCTTTTGATGGCTGAAAACCTTGATGTTGTAGGGGCGACCCTTGGTGTTGCCGTCACGGCTTTTGGCGTTAAATATGTGGGCGCGCTGGCACTTTCCACGCTTGCCACCTTTTCTCTGACCGGCGCATTGGCGCTTCTCAAGACCGCGCTCGTAACAACGGGCATCGGCGCGTTGATTGTCGGGGCGGGGTACCTGGTCGCAATGTTCGGGCGGCTGGTCAAAGCGGCTGGTGGGTTTGGCGAGGCGCTTAACCTACTAAAGGACGTTGCGCTTGAGGTATGGGACCGCATCGGGCTTGGCGTTGATTTTATAGCGCAATCTATCGCCGCAATGTCCGCCAGCGCTCAAGCATTCTTTATCGGCGCTATTCGCAAAATGGCGGGCGTGTTTGTAGAGTTTACTTGGACAGTTGCCGACGGCCTCAACAGCCTATTCGGAACAAGCCTGCAAGGCGCAAGCGCAGTCATAACCCAAGAACTCGGGTTAGCCCAAGTCGCAGCCGATAAATTAGCAGCGGCATCTACAGCCGCAGCGAGTGCCGCAAAAGATGGTTTTTCTGCGCCTCTGGAAAGTGTGCAGGCACTGCGGGACGCAATGGCAGAAAGCGAGACTGCTACTGAAGGCGCGACCGCCGAAGCAGAGGCGATGAATGCGGCGCTGGAAGATATCGGGGACGGCACAGGCGGCGGGTCGTCGGCAGCGAGCAAGATCGACCAAGAGCGCGAGGCTATCGACGGTGTGGTCGACTCGCTCAAGGACCAGATCGCAGCTATTGGTGAGACCTCGACAGCGCGCAAGACCGCGCAAGCACTGCGCCAAGCCGGTGTCAGCCTATATTCGAAGGAAGGCCAGCAGATCGCGGATCTGGTCGAGCAATACGCCGAGATGCAGGAAGCACAGCGTATAAACGAAGATATTTCCCGCTCGCTGAAGGACGCGATACTGGATTTTGCCCTGGAGGGCACAGACGCGCTCGACGGCATGACCAAGGCTTTCCAGCGCATGGCTATTGAGGCGGCACTTTTTCGGTGAAGGCATGATGGGCAACGGCGGGGGCGGCTTGCTCGGCGGGCTTGTCGACTCGGCGTCCGGGGCGCTATCGGGTCTTCTTGGCGGCAGCGCATCGGCCGGACCGCTGGCTGGGCAGCCGATCTTCGATATTGCGAGCAGCTTTGACGGTGGCGGTTACACAGGCTCCGGCGCGCGCACCGGGGGCTTGGACGGCCGAGGCGGCTTTATGGCTATGATGCACCCTCGCGAGCGGGTCTATGACGAGACGCGCGGTCAGGGCCGGAACCAAGGCGGGGTTGTGAATAACATCAAGGTCATCGCGCCCGAGGGATCGAAGGTCGATGAAAGCCGCCAGCAAAACTCGACCGGCGGCGAAGACCTGACCGTGATGATCGACCGCGAGGTTAGCTCACTCGCCCGCGATCCTAGCTCAGCCATCAGCCGGACGCTTGGCAATAGCTACGGCGTCGGGCGCCAGACAAGGAAGCGATAAATGCCAACTTGGCCCGCAACACTCCCGCAGCTTGGCCAGATTGGCGCGGGATACAAGCCGCAAGACGCGGTGGCCCGTTCCCAGATGGACGCCGGGCCGCCCTCGCGACGCAATCGCTCCACCGCCATTACGAAGGACGTCAATTACCAGATGCCGCTAACCGGGGTGCAAGCCGCCATTCTGGAGGACTTCCACGAGAACACGCTTCAAAACGGCGCGCTATCCTTCGACTGGATCAGCCCGTTGGACGGGTCGGCCGTCCAGATCGCATTCAAGAGTCCGCCTGAGTTTTCGGTGCGCATTGGCGGCCCTGATCCCGATAAGCGACTTTGGGTCGTGACCTTGTCTCTGGAGATCCAGCCATGAGTGTAACCGACGCCTTCCGCGCTGACGCTTGGTCGCCTGAATCCGATCTTTACCTTGTGCTTCTCACGATCGAGCACCCGGATCTTGACCCGCCAATCCATGTGGTGAACAACACCGTTAATGTCACATCAAACGGTATCATCTACATCGCATTTCCCTTCGAGATTGCGCTGCCCGAGAGCCCGGAGAACTCCCCGCCACGCGCCGAGCTTTCTATCAGCAACGTGGGCCGCGAGATCGGTCAGGCGATCCGGTCCGTAGGCTCGCCGCCGAGTGTGACGATAGCCGTCATTCGGCAGGCGACCCCGGACGTGATCGAGGCGTTGCATGTGGGAATGAAGTTGACGGGCGTCAGCTACGACGCGCAGCAGGTGTCGGGGCAGCTTGTGCGTGAAGATTTAGTCACTGAGCCATATCCGGCCATGACATATTCGCCGGCTGAATTCAGGGGGCTGGTCCAGTAATGAATTTGCCAGTCTTCGTCAACAAGGTGCTTTGCATGCCTTTTGTCGCCCGGGGCCGGGATTATGAGGGTGGTGATTGCTGGGCTGTTGTGTGGCTTTTTTATCGCGACGTGCTCGGTCGCGACCTTCCGGCCTACGATACGGGATATGCCACCGCAGGGGCCTCCGCTGTGGACCGCGCGATGGTCGGCAGGATCATGATTCGCGAGCGGGTTAAATGGGAGCAGACCGACGCGCCGAGGTTGGGTGATGTCGTGATGCTGCGCTGTTCCGGCGCTGCCTGCCATGTCGGCGTGATGATCGACAGCAAGAGGTTCTTGCACATCGAGGACAGGCGCGGCGCGACGGTGGAAAGCCTGACCGCGCCGATCTGGCAGCGCCGCTGCGAAGGGATCTACCGTCTTGCCGAATGATATGATCACCCTGACCGCTGCGGCCCACCCGTTCGAGGCGTCCTCGAAGACAATCCCAGTGGCAGAGGGGGTGTCGCTGCAGGCAATGCTGGAGCAGGCGCAGCCCGATCCGGTGCTGATGCAGCACGCCGTGATCTTCATCGGCGGCTCCAGGATAGAACGCCGGTACTGGCACTGTGTCTACCCCAAGGCCGGCGCACTGGTAGAGATCCGCGTTCTGCCGACGGGCGGCGGTGGCGGCGGTGGCAAGGATGTGCTTCGCACCGTGCTCACCTTGGCCGTGCTAGTGGCAAGTGTGGCAATTCCAGGGCTGCAGGTGCTAGGGCTATCGGCCGTGCAGCAAGCCTTTCTGCAAGCCGGCATCGCCGTCGTGGGCAACCTCGCTGTTAACGCGCTCGTGCCTGTCGAGCAGCCCGAGGGGCCTCGCGAGGAAGAAAGACGGTTTGGCATTCAGGGGTTCCAAAACCGCGCGCGGCCATTTGATCCAGTTACTCAGATCCTCGGTCGGCACCGCATCGCGCCGGACTATGCGACGCGGGTGTTCACCGAGGTCGTCGGTCAGGACCAGTATCTGCGCGCAATATTTGCATGGGGCGTTGGCCCGATGGAGATCGACGTTGACAGCATTCGCATCGGGGAGACCCCGATCAGCAATTTCACCGGTGTGCAAATGGAGCATCGGCAGGGCTTTCCAGGTGATGCGCCGCGCGAATTATATTCCGGCGCAGTGTTTGAGGACAATCTACAGATATTTCTAGGCGACCAATCGGACGGGTCGGCTAATCTCACCGGGCCGCAAGTGCGAACGGCAGCAGCAGAAGCGGACGAGCTGAGCGTTGACATCACCTTCCCCGCTGGTCTTTTCGGAACGGGGAGAAACACAGGGAATAGTCTCAGCGCCCGCGCGAATATTGCGGTGCGATATCGTGAGGTGGGCACGAGCACATGGCTTGTTCCCACATTTACCGCGAGGACGCACTCTTTTGCTACCGGGACCGAAATGAGTTTCAGCGGCAAGCGCAAGGGCGTCATCAGGCATGGCATGACGTGGGATGTTCCGAGGGGCAATTACGAAGTGCAACTTCAGTGCGTGGATATGTACACGAGCAAAAACCCGCGAACGAGTGACGTTTACTGGACTGCGCTGCGCGCGATCCAAGACCAAGACCCAATAACCAGCCGCATTCCGGTCGCCACCACATCGGTAAGGATTAAGGCCACCGACCAGCTCAACGGCGTGCTTGACGAGCTCAACGGCATCGTCACGACACTGGGCAAGGATTGGGACGGGTCAGCATGGGTCGATGACCAGCCCCATGACAAACCCGGCCAGCCTGTTCCGGCACGTCCTTCAGGGTGGTTCGAATGCTGTGCCACTGCCTGACAGCCGCATTAACTTAGCCTCGCTTGAAGACTGGCACGAGTTCTGCACGGCTAAGGGATTCACCTGCAACACGGTGATCACGTCGGGCCGGTCAGTGTGGGAGGTGCTCGCCGAAGTCGCAGCCTGCGGGCGTGCATCACCGGCAGACGTGGACGGAAAGTGGGGCGTCGTGATCGACCGCCCGCAGGCTTTCCCGGTGAGCCACATCACGCCGCGGAACAGCAGCAATTTCAAGGCAGAAAAGGTACTCATCGAGCTTCCGCACGCCTTCCGCATTCCGTTCGTCAACGAGGATCAGAACTGGCGTCGCGACGAGCGGCGCGTGTACCGCACGGGCTTTGACGCGAGCAACGCGACCGAGTTCGAGGAATTGCAATTGCCCGGTATTACAAACCCGGATCAGGTCGAGCGCATGGGGCGCTACCGCATGGCGCAGGGCATCCATCAGCCCGAGCGGTTCACTTTTCGACAGGACATGGAGTTTCTGACCTACCAGCGCGGCGACCGGGTCAAGATCACGCATGACGTGCTTCTGCTAGGTCTTCACTCGGGGCGGGTGAAGAGCGTGATCACGGACGGCAGCAACAATGTCACCGGCCTTGTGCTCGATGAGACAGTTGAGATGGAGTCTGGCGAGAATTACGGGATCACGATCCGCACGCTGGACGATCCAAGCGTGAACCGGGGCGTGGTGACGGATGTCGGGCAGGTGTCGACAATCACCCTCAGCTCTTCAATCCCGGCCGTCGGCGGCCAGCCGGCGGTCGGACGTCACGATCTTTTTGGCTTCGGCCTGTTCGGTCTTGAGACCGACGACGCTCAGATCATCTCGATTATTCCGCGCGCAAATGCGGAGGCCAACGTCATTGCGGTGCCCTACCGCGAGGTGATCTATAGCGGCGACGACACGCCGATTCCGCCGTTCCAGTCGAACCTCACGCCGCTGCCTCAGCTGCCTGCGCCACTGGTGCGGAATGTCATCTCCGACGAGCGCGTCATAGCGCTCGGCACGGCGGGCAATCTGCGAATCCGTGTGGCGTTCGACGTTGACCCGGTGTCGGAGTCAACGGCTTTTGCAGGCTCACATATTGAGGTGCAGCAGCGCGCGACAGGCACCGACGGGGAGCCGTACGCCAACGCCCAAGTGGAAGAGCAAACGGGCGGTCGCGTCATCATCGGCGGTGTGCGCGAGGGTGAGACATTCGATTTCAGGCTGCGTTGGGTGCCGCAAGGCGGGCGAGAGCGACTGCCCGGACCTTGGGTGACGGTGCCTTCGCATCGAGTTGTGGGTCGCGCTACGCCGCCGACCGGGCTCGCTGGTCTTACGCTCAGTGCCTTCGGGGGCATGGCCTATCTGCGGTGGGATCGCCCAGCAGAGATAGACGTCCAGTATGGTGGCGAGGTGCGGTTCAGGCATAGTCCAGCGATGACAGGCGCGACATGGGGCGCGAGCAATTCGATTGGCGACCTTGCGAGAGCGAGCGCCCAACTTGTCGTGTTGCCACTGAAGAAAGGTACTTACCTGGCCCGCGTGATTGACCAGACGGGGCGGATTAGCGAGACGACGGCCACCGTTTCGACCAAGCAGGCGACAGTTCTGGATTTCGCTGCTACCGACACGATTGATGAGGCTACCGCGTTTTCCGGGGCCAAGACGAACCTCACGGTCGATACCGGCACGCTTGAGCTGACCGATCCGGCGGTCAGTCAGACGGGCGTGTACGACTTCGCGGCGGCGCTGGATTATGGGGCGGTGGTCAAACGGCGGCTTACATCCCGCATCGCACTGATCTCGTTCAACGTGTTCGACACTATCGCGCAACGCACTGATCTGATATCCACGTGGACAAGCATCGTTGGCGACATCCCGGATGGCGGCGATCTTATTGTGCAGGTTCGGCATACCGACGACGACCCGTCAGGCACGCCGGAATGGACAGCATGGGAACGGCTGGACTCGGCCGAATTCGATGCGCGGGCTTTCGAGTTTCGCGCTCTGGTATCAACTATCGGATCGGACGTGAATGTTTCCGTTTCCGAGCTCGGCATCGACGCCGACAGACTGTGAGGATTGAATGGCACAACACGACTACAATATTGGTGATCAGAACGGCTTCGATTTCCTCGTGGACCTGAACAACGCTCTGAGCGCGATTGCGACGAACAATGCCGGATCATCAGAGCCGAACACGACATTTGCGCACATGCTCTGGTTCGACACGAATAACGACCTCATGAAAATGCGCAATCAGGCAAATAGCGCATGGGTCGTCGTCGCCAAAAAGGATGGTAGCGGCTGGACACCTTACCGGCAGGGAACGGCGCTTGGGACGGCTTCTGTTCAGCCAGACAACCGCTACGCCCACCGATCCAACAATTTAAGCGATCTGGGAAGCGCGACGACAGCGCGCGCTAACTTAGGTTTGGGTAGCGCGGCCCTGATGGTTGACAGCGCCAATGCAGACTTGGCCGTTGACCCTAATGCGGCGGCGCGCGGGGGGCTGGTGGAAGCTTACACACAAACAGCCATCCAAAACGTGCTTAACGCCACTGGTTCAGCCCCGAGGTATGCCTGCCGCGCGTGGGTAAAATTTCAACGGCACCGGAACAGTGGCAATTCGCGCCAGCGGGAATGTATCGAGCATCACGGATAATGGGGAGGGTGATTACACGGTAAACTTTACGACGAACATGGAGGATGCGAATTATGCGGCAACGGCGAATTGGACCAACGGCGAATTATACC